TTCAGATTTGCCGCCTCTTTCACAAGGTCATCGTAATGCTTTTTTAACTCGTCCCGTTCGAGCGTCAATACCTGCACCGATGCTACGTGAATGCTGTCGGCGGTTCTATAATACGTTACGCCGTCTTGCAACGCCTCTTGATTGTGTTCTAACCGTTCAATTTCGTGATTTTTATTAACGCACGATTTAACTGAAATCCCAAGCGATATTAACGATGCCGCTATAATAATTATACTCACCAAATACCTTTTCATAAATGTAAAATTTGTTTCCTATTTCCACCCGATTTATAACTAATATGCACCCAAGCGTACTTCGACTCGTCTATAAGTTGGTCGAACTCGATGCCCATTTTCACAATCATATCAAACAGTTTTTTGTTTTCTGTCGGACTGCCAACCGTGATGTCCGCTGCCTGTCCTGTAAGATGTTGGCTGTTTGACGCCCCGCCCACTTTTTTATTCAACGCAGGCGACCGATACCCGCTATTTACCCTAATAGCCTTTCCCCACGCCTCACGTATGGGGTCTAAAACATTGTCCACCAGCAGCGTCATATTCCACAGAATATTGCTGTCGTATATTCTGTTATCAATGCCCGTGTGGCTTGTCTTCTCAAACTCTTCTCTCGTAAAATATTTCATCGCTTAAACATTTTTATTATTATGCTTATCAGGTAACAACAAAATACTATCGCCGTCACCGCTACAATTCCTACTATTATTAATGCTATTTTCATTTTATTTGTTTATTTGTTTATTTGCTTATTTGTTTATTTGCTGTTCTTTGTCTCTTGTTTTTTGTCTTTCTGAAAACTGAAAACTGAAAACTGAAAACTTTTAACCTTTAACCTTCTAACTTTATGAACTTTACAAACTGAAAACCTAATTTATCGGCGGCAAAATAAACTGTATCGTATTCGCCGTATTTTTCATAAACTCCTGTGTCTCATCGTCAAACGTCTTTTGGGTCGTACTCTCAACGATAAGCGTACCTATCCATTCCTCTTGGGCATTGACCAACTGCCGCAACGCCACGTTGGTAACCCCCGCAATGTGCATCAACGACAATATTTTTTTGTCCTTTATCTGATTATTGATGTCATCGAAATACAGCCAACTATTTGATGCTAATTCTTTGGAAAACAAAGCAATATCACTCATCGGAATATTTTTTAATATATCTTTCACTTCCGATATACCGTTCCTATCCACTTCCAAAACCGCCGACAGATACAGATATTTCCGTTCAGGATGCGGCTGCAAAATAAAGCACCTGTCCGCATCTAATTTCAGCAGCAAGCCAAACAGTTCACCATAAATAATAGCGATATGGCGGTTGTTTTTAGCAAACTTATCCTCATTCTCTCGTTTTATACGTTCTATTTTAAGGTCTGTATTTTTGTCCTTCGACCGCTGATTATACGCAAACCAACCCGCCACAATACCCCCTATCAGTCCGCAAATACTCCCTATTATTGTCGCTATATGTTCTATCCCATTCATCTTTTTTCTATATTAAACCTCTATTTATATCATTATTATAATTGTCTAAAATCTGTTGTGCCGATAGTGCAAATGGATACACTCGCACATTAAAAATTTTCATTTTTGTAGCCACATTACCTGTAGAATCCCAATTTCCAAACCATAACTCTTGATTAAAAACATTGTCATAATCAGTGGGTACGTTAAAATTTTGAAAATAGACACCTGTATTATAAACAGACACAGTATTAATATTCTTATCATATACAAATGTTATAGTTAATACACTGTTTGTTAATCCTGATTGGGCGTTATATGCTCCATTTACTTGCAACCTTAATGCGGCTGAATAATAGTATATGGAGAAATTATTACTGGTAGCAACATTACTCGATTGTGCAGGAACAATGTAATTAGCATTCAAATTGGGATAATCTGATATAAATCTAATTTCAAATGTGAATTGTGGAAAAGAGGATACAATATTATTATTTACTTTTAATCCACCTGCTATTCCCATCGTTTTATCCGTTTGTATAGTAGGAATAAGTTGTATATTATTATTATTCACTGCAAATTTATTATTCACTGGCAAAATCAAATCATTCCCATTCTTTGATAAATCTTGCCATGTTGTTACACTTGTTTTGTGTCCTGTCAGCGTATTTTCTATCCCGTCCAACAACATAATCATTCCATCCACATAGCCTAGCACCACCTGCCCGCCATCACCCCCTAACAACGCTCTCCGTCTAATCATTTTTAACTATTAACTTTTAACTATTTAACCACTAACCCACAACCCCCCGCACCCGAACCGTCCCGCCTATAACATACGGCAGCAACGAAATTTCCCTCACCTGAACCGCCCCGACCGTAAAATCAGTGTCCGCCTTCCAAATAACATCTATCGGATTGCCGCCTATTTTTACCACAACATTAACCGTTATCTCTCCCACCGAATTATTAGCAACCACAATCACACACTCTTGCAGCAAGTTGGTAAATATGTCGTCTATCGTTATATTCAAATATTCCGAATTGCCGATATAATCAACAACCATTTTTTTAGCGTAAGTATCTATCACTAAGTCCGAACTGCCGCCGTCCAACTCCGCATATCCTGTCAGCCAAACGGGTTCTTTGGCTGCGTTAATTATCAAAAAATCATACTCATTGGCACCCGAAGGAAGTCCGCCGCCAGAACTAACCGCCGCCCATTCCGTGTCGAAGTCCGCACCCGTCTTCTTCCGAAGAACCTGTCCCAAACTCCCCCCAACAGGAACGCCCTTGCCGTCAGCCCCATTCGTCCCATTTGTGCCGTTCGTCCCATTATCACCCTTGTCTCCTTTGTCCCCTTTGTCTCCTTTGTCTCCTTTGTCGCCCTTGTCGCCTTTATCGCCTTTCTCCCCCTGTATATTTCCAACATTATCCCAATCATTTAAATTTTCGCACCAGACATACAAATCGCCATTCACAAGATACGAATCGCCAATATCTCCCGTAGGATGTGCTGTCTTCAACTCGGAATAACTTTCGTAGGAACCTAATATGCTTACGCCTTTCCCGTCCTTGCCATCCTGTCCGTCAATTCCAACTATTTTTATCGCCTCGGTGTAGGTATTGTCCGCCAATTGAAACTGTATGTATTGGTCGCCTTCAAGATAGGAAGCGTGCCAATTCAGTGCATCGGCGGAATAATAGGCGGTGATGCCGGGCATGCCGTCTGTGCCGTCCTTGCCAACGAACTTTGACACACTCCATTCGCCGTTCCCAATCCGAAACCGAATATAAATATCCGTTTCCAACGCCGGAAAATGCCAATTGACCAGATTAGCGGAAAATTGAATGTCCGCACTGACGCCGGGGTCGCCTTTTTGAAAAATATCACTTGCATTAATGCGTATTTCCTCGCCAGTATCTCCATCGTAACCAACTATATAATCAGTTGCTTTTAGGAGTGTCCGTAAAATAAAATCTTTAAATCGCTTAACCATTATTTATTATTATCTGAATGTTACTATCATTATTTGTTACTATTATGTATATCTCATCATTTGATATAATGCCATTTTTGTCCGCATCTATCCCCATTATACCCACCGCCGTGGCAGGAACAATACTATTTATTCGATAATAATCCACTATTTTTTGATTGATAACATCGGCAATTTCCAACGATGTACCCGCCGATAGTTCTTCTGTAATAGACAAATCATTCACGTCCGCAATTTCAAAAGCAGCCTCTCTGTCGCCGCAGTATTGAATGGCGATGTCGAATAATGTTTGCCTGTCGTGAATGATTACTATTTTCATGTTCAACCAATAAATTCTATTAAACCAGAAACAAACGTTTTTGTGGAATAGCCGTATGTTCCATCAAAAAACAACATAATATAAGCATTTGTTGGGGGTAACCCTGGGTAACCATCCCTAATAATCATAGATGCTATACTTTTACGGGGTGTTATATAATATGGCGATATACTGTTATTGTCTCCTGTTGTAGCCGTTAAATCTTGATAACAACTATCAGTAAACTTCATGTCCAAAAGATAGTTTAGTGGAATTTCTATCTTTATATGTCCATTTAACCCATCCAATAGATTAGCGTCATTACTGTAGTGCGATATTCCTAAATTAACAAATAACTTCGGATAGATTTTTTTGTATTTCATGATACAGTCTGATATGCGTGATGATGCCACAGTAGTATCCGCAATAATAGACAACTCGCTTACAGGGATATTATACCACCTCTCCCTCTCAAAAAAATCTCTCATCTCAAAAAAAGTCCACGCCGGATTGTTCACATCCGCAAGAACAATGTCATAACTTTCGTCCAATATGCAATCCTGGTACTTTTCAGTACTTGAATTTTGCTTGTAAATGCTGATTTTCTGACTATTGTCTATCAACGCATATTTTTGTGCATTGTCCAGCAAATTTGCACGTGTCGGGTCATCGGAACCGCCTGCAAGTATGCCTGTTGTAGTTCTTACAATCTTGCCGTGTTCCCACCCCAAATCTTTTATGTACATAATGGGCGTTCCGCTGTTTTGGTCTGACAAAATAATCGCTTGTCTGCCGAAAATGCCAAACCCGTCCATTACTGCCTCAATATAACGGGCATTATTATTCAATGCCTCTGCCGTTTCCGCACACCACGGAAAACCGGCCTGTCTCGAAATATCTATTAATTTATCCATAATATTCTATCGTATATTGTGTTCCTGAAAATTTATAATTATCTAAATATCGTTTTAATTTTTTTTCAAAGTTTTCATTCTTTAAATCATTGTGTACAAGCACTAAAAACGGTTTATATCCCCATTGTGATGACGGATATATAACCACTTGACCAAGATGTATCGGTTTTAACTCTTCGTTTGGGTATATCAGCAATTCGTCTATGCTCTCCCCGCTGTCTCTTACCTGTATTCTGCGTAATGGGTCGTCAAATTTATCGTTCAAAAGCCGCTGCAAATTCGGATATTGTGCATTATACGACATTTTAACTTCATTCTCCTGTTTTGCTCCTAAAAAACGAAAATACATATCACGTATCGGTTTTATCAATACATAAATAAATTCGACCAAATTTTTGCGAATGGAAACAGGAAGCACCTGTTTGATTAACTGCCTAAAATCAATATCATATTTCATAATTCATACTTGGATTATATACCTGTTTAATTATTTCCAAATTTCCCAAAACCATCGCCCCCGATGCCGGAATATGCGACACCAATGCCGTAATATCTTCCGCAGCGTAACCCGCATGCGTGGCTCTTATCTCATTGACCAATGCGATAACTATGCCGTTGGTTATCTGCAATTGGTCTATCATTTTCATACTTACAAACGAACCGTTAAATTCGATGCCGTTTAAATAGGAATTAATCGCCGTTTCAATAGCACTATCCACATCGTTTTCAGAATTGAAAACAAGCGGGTCGTAAATTATTTTCACCGAAACGTCCAACACATCGGGCGGGTCATTCACAATTTTGACAGGAATGCCTGCAGGTTTTATTCGGTTGATATACGAGGCGGCAGCCGTCAACTCAAAACTATCAAGAGGAGTGGGTTTGCCGTCTGGATCGGCTTTTGCAATTTTAATGACAACGCCTGCCGTATTTGGATTATCAAAAGCGTAGGCAAATTTAATAATTCGGGCGTCAATGGCAGGTTCGGAATTCGTATCGTTGTAATAGGTTTGTTCCTCCAATTCGTTTATATCGAATCCGAATTGAAAGGCAAGCATCATTTTTGCGTACCAGCCTGCGTAGCCGTATCGTTCCTGTTCTATCAGTTGCGTAATCTCCCGCAGGTGCCACTGGTGCATCTTTTCGATTGCCGTTCCCGCCGTTGCGTGTGCCTCGATGGTCAACGCCTCAAGACTTACAGGCGAAAACTGTTCGTCAAAACTTTTGTTCTCGTCCAACCCATACAACCCCCGCAACAATACGCTGCCTATAAATGCCTCCTTTATCCTGTTTGAAATGTCTTTTATCATTTTTTCGGTTATTTGTATTTTGCGTCAATTACTAAATGTTGATTTGCATCAAATCCTACTTTATTTACTTGCATTCCTTCCGATGATAATTCTGTTCGTATGTTTCTGACCAAATTTTCGGGAGTCTCATCATCAAAGAATGTTCTTATTCCAACCCCTTTTGTCGGGTGGCTTTTAACCTCTCCTTTTTCACACAAAACAATAAGTTCTTGGTTTTGACAGGTAATATCACCCACAACAAACCCTTGCGTGATAAATCCGTTATTATCACGTTTTATATTTATTTGTATTTCGTGGTTGTTATCTATCAATATTCCTTTCATTAGTGTTTTATTTTGTCGTTTTCAATTTCTGATTTTTGTGTGATTTGCAGCGTATTTGCAAACCATGTTCCGGATGCTGTTTTTAATGCTGCCCCTCCATCATTGGGAGCAGTTACCCATGTTGAAAATACTTGTTTCAAAGAATTAATATCTTTTTCGATGGTATTGATTTTATCCGTTAATTCAACAACTTTTACCAATCCGTCATTTTTTCCCTCATTTATTACAATATCCCCATCAACATCAAGTGTAATTCCTTCAATTTCACTCATCATACTAATAAACAAATCATCGCTTTTACTGATTCGACTAACAATTACATAACTGTCTTTGGGAAGCATGGGAACAAATCCTTTTGCATTTTCGGTTGCAATTTTCCGAACATCAGGATACAACGTGCCGTTGAAATCTTTTACATCAACCGTTGTCTTTTTATCTTCCACAACAGAGGCTATAAACGATGTTTCAACGTCTTTCAAATGCCTTTTAAATCCCTCAACAATCTGTTCTATTTTCCTATCCATTTTTTAAATCTTTTATTACGATACCGTTTTTCCAATTTCAACCTGTCTTCTTGCACCCGATGTTCCGAAAGTAATAACCACAGAGCGAATTTCATACTTTCCGCTACGCTCTGCGTAATTTATGTCCCGTATTTCTGCAACCATGCCCGGAACTGCGTATGGCTCTAAAAAGGTGGTGATTTTTCCTGTGTATCCTGTGTATTTGTATTTTTGTATTTCGGTTTCAGCCAATTTTTTCAAATCTTCCATATTTTTTGCCGTATAGAAATACAGAGTACGTTGTTCGCCGTCTTTGTCGCCGATTTCGGCTTCCAATTTGGTGTTGTTTTTGTTTATTTGTATTGCCTTGACCTTTAATTTTACATCATCGGAATATTGGTATTTCAATTCATCGGTTTTGGGGGTATTCACGCCCAGACTGTAAAGTACTGTTCCTTTGTATTTCACAAAATCAAGTCCGGCATAAAGGGTATCATTGACAAAAAATATCGTTAATCCGTAGCGTTCTTTCACTTGCTGCAAAGCGTCCAAGCGGGTTAATTTTGCAGGAATAATATAATTTACCATACTTACTGTTGGGATATCCGCATCTAATGTAATTTTTTTATCTTGGACAATGTATTGCAAAACTTCTTTTAGGCTCGTGCTGGCAAATGTTTTTGTCGGCAAATCTTCCCGTAAAAGAAACTCGTAGCCTTCGCATTCTATTTCAAGCGGCGTTGTGTAGTTTATTTTGTATATAAATCCGTCAAACTCTTCTACCAAATTGTCATCATACCCCAATTGAATATTGATTTTGTCGCCTCGTTTGAATACTTTTGCCGTTTGTACGCTTTGGGTTGTGTTTTCCAAATTATTAACCAAACGTGCCGATGTCGGAATTTTGATTTTAGCCGTTGAACCTATCCTGTCAATAGATTTTTCTATTTCGACATTGTTCACGGCATCAAATTTTATGTTGCCGTCTTCCGTAGTAATGCTAACCAAACAATTCAATTTTACGTACATACTAATTAATATATAAACTAAATTCAACATCGCTCAATAATTTTAATTCGTAGGGTTGTGTGTTTTCAAATCCCCTAATTTCAGGGAATCGCAATTCGGTAATAACAATTTTTTCATTTTCGCCCAGACAGACTGCCGTCCGGGCATTTTGTATGTTAAATGTTCTTTTTTTCTTATACCAATTGACTAAGGTTTGTTTTTCTTCATCAGGATAAAAATTGTCTTTTCCAACCAATACCCCTTTTATATCAATTTCCCAATCGCCCAGACTTATTTCTTCTTTAACGGTTCCGTCTCTGTTTACTAAGGTTGTGGTAACGATGTTTTTTTTACTCATTAAACTCATCGTGGTGTTTGGAAGAAGATATTGCATTGCATCTCTGTCCATTTCGCTTAGCCATATCGGCATAAATATTTCAATATTTTTTTCACTGCCTGTACGAATGCTTACGCCCTGTTGCGAATAGATATGTGCGTACTGGTAATCAAATTTATAGTTGCCAGCCCTGTATCTTTGCGGAATGCCTACAATCGTTTTAACCATAATTTCAGGAAACGGCAAACCAACATAGCCCCACGTATCTTTGAAAATCTTCTGTAAATCTATTGTATTAATCATTGCGTTGATATTCTGTTTGCTGAATTAACTACTCGTAAAAGTCCTTCTATCAGTTCGTCCGTTCCTTTTTCGACACCTTCCTTAAAGGTTTCCGTTTTCAGATTAAAATGTTCGATAAGGTTTCGTAAATTGATGGTAATGTTTGTTGCCTTGCTGCCACCGCCGGTAAGGTCGGAAATGGAGGTGCTGGTGCCGCTGCCGCCTGAAAAATTGAGATTGCTACTATTTCCGCCTATTTTTTCGTCTCTAATTTGCTTATTTATTTCTGAAATGAGATTGTCAATTTCAAGAATTCCCAAGTCTGCATCCCAGTTCTTATTCTTTTCTCGCTTCACTTTTACATAGGCGCCCAAAATCGGGTTGTCTTCGATAATATTATCCAACATTTTTCCCAAAAGGTTTGGTTCCGCAGGGTTGTTTCTAATTTCAACAAGTTTATCTTTTTGTTTATATAAATCCACCAATCTATCTTCGCTTGCCCTTGCTCTGGCTTTTCTGTCAATAGAATTAACGATATTATTGTAAGCAATTTCCAACTCTTGTAATCCCGCTTTTTCCAAATTCATATTTTTGAGTACATCTGGATACATTTCATTTAATTGTTTTACCAAATCATTCCGTTCTTTGCTTTTAGGATTTGTCCTTCGCAATCTGTCAAAAATTATATCCAACCTTACTTTTTCATCAGATGCATATTCTTTCGCTTTGGCGTTCAGTTTTCCATACTCATCTGCCGCCTCTTTTGTTCTTTTTTTAAACATTACCAAAGCACCAGCAACCAATGTAATTACTGTAAACAAAGCAAGAAACGGGTTTTTGATAATAGTGATATTAAATAATTTCATAGCGCGTTCTGCCATTAACGTCCAATAATGCTGTAGTTGCATGGCAATAGTTAATCCTTTTGTTGCAAGTGTAGACTGCCACAGTAAAACACGATATGTTCCCAACAAGGCAATGGTAGCGATTAAAACTTTTCTGTTTTCATTAAAAAATTTTACCATTGAAAACAAGCCATTAACAAGTAATCGAATAGGAAATAAAACGACATTGATAACGGCAATGATTTTATCAAAATTATCAATAAATTTTTGGGCAAATTCTTTTACTTTTTCGGCAATATGCAATAATACAGGTGCCAACCGTTCCTGAATTTTAAGTGCCAATTCTCCCATTGAAACTTTAATAGAACCAACCATTTTATTATACTTTGCCAGCGGGTCCGTATCAAATGCCGCTTTGGCGGAACCGCCAACTTTTTGTTCCACAATATCTATTAGTGCCATTCTTGCCTGTTGCTCTCCTTTTATCCCGCCCTTCTTTGCTAATTTTTGTATTTTTTCCACTTCATGAGGGTCAATTTTCAACTGCATGGCAAGCCGCCGCATCATTTCAGGGTTATTTATGGACTTGGCAATGGCATTCCCCGCTTCTTCCAATCCCATGCCGAATTTGGTTGCCATATCGGCAGAGGCTACCGCCAATCTGTCCATCTCTTCTGTACCAATATTTCCAACCAAACGCAATTGGCTTTGCAGTGCAATGATGTCCGCTTTTCCAAACTTCATATTTTTAGATAATTTTCCCGCACTTTCTATCGCACTTTTGTAGGATTCGTCCGTATAGTTTCCCATATTTTTCATGGTATTGGCAAGTTGTGCGGAAGCCTGTTGAAGTGCTTGTGCCTTTTCAACTCCTTCCTTCATCATATTAACCATTTTAAACATTCCAAATCCGATACCAGCCACAGAAAGCAATTTAGAGAGATTACCGTATGCTTTGGATACGCCCTCTATGCTTGCCTTTGTCCTGTTCATATTCGTTTGGACAGTTACCGCTGTTTTTGCAATGCCTGATAACTGATTACTCATACGATCCTGCAACTGATATACGTATTCTACAATATTTGCCATTGTTTTACTTCTGATTGTTCTTTTTCGAGATTTCTTATGTGGATGAGTTGAGCAATTTTATCCGACCATTCTTTGTCGTTTAAAGCCGATGCGTCCTGTTTTAAATAGTATTGAATTGCTGTATCAAAAACTCCAATCCAATTGTTCTCAACCCTGTAGACCGCATCGGCTATAACTTTTTTATCGAACCTTCTGTTATGTTGATTAACATACCCACTTGCATAGCAGCACCAATCCAAAGATTGTCATCGGTATGAATTTCGCTGCTGCCGCCAAGCCAACAGTGCTGCAAGCCGACTTCGCCAATGTTCACTATTTTTTCCATGTCAAATTCGGCAGACTTTTTCTCTGCATCAATTTTCATACTCAATTGGCTTAACATATATTTTAACGTCTCTCTGTTAAAACCATGTACATAGCCATAGTGTCCTTTGACTTCTATTTCATGCACCTCTTTGTGCGTTTTTCTCCAAACAGCGATTTGCTCTTCTGTGGCTTTTCCGTTTGCCTCAATCGTTATGTTCTCTTGCGTATCCATAAATATTACATTTTATTGATTTGGTATTTTTGTCGTATTGTAATTAATTTTCAGACAAACACATTGCAGGGTAGTTTCCATAAAAGTTGTTCCCTGGTCCATGCCTTTTTCAAAGTCTGTAAATTCAACACCCTCTATTACGTCCACTACGGTCGGCAGTCCTTGTTTTGGAACATAACTGTGTACAACCGTAAAAGGCGGAATATTGGTCGGGTCGCCGCCGCCTGACAATATAATTGCCTCCAATTCACTCTGCAAACACTTCAATTCGCAGTGATGCGTTACATTTCCACGTCCGTAAGACTGTATTTGCGAACCCTCTCCATAAATGGGCTGTTTGTCCCGATTGGTTCCGTATTTGAAACCCCTTATACCGGTAACAAACCGACCGCCTATTAATACTTTATAATCTTCCCATGCGTACTGTTTCATAATTTTACTGTTTTAAAAAGGGATTAATAAAACCTATTTTTACATTTATCGGACTTAAATAACCTTTGGGAGTTATTTGCAACTCAATTTCCAAAGGCATTCCCGAAAGGATATTTTGATTGTCGTCAATAAGTGCGGTGAAATTGGAAATTTCGTCCACCGTTTGAGAATTTACCTGCAATTCGATTTTGCTTTTTAAATAGCCGACTACTGCTGGTGCCAACTTACCATCGTCTGTCATCGGCACATCGTCATCCAACTCCTCAACGTAGGTATTGTAGGTTATTTTCAATACCTTGTCTATAATTCGATTGCGTGCGATGGTACAGAGGTCATCAGTATTGGCGGTCGCCGTTGGGTCGCCGGAGTAGTAAAACCCTGACTTGCCCGGAAATGTCCGATAAACAATATAATGTTTATCGTGCAATACATTCAAAGCGCCTGTTCTGTTCGATACAGGCAAGCCATCTGTAAGATAGCCATCCAAATTGAACAGGGCGCCGTCTTTTACACGGCTGGCTTTTCGCTGTACGGGAATAGCCGCCAATCTGCCCAAATACTGACCAACAGATGCAACTTTGTCATCTTCCGATGCTGCCAACAGTACGGAACATCGGTGATAGTTGGTTGTGGCAAAATCCTTAACCGTGTTTTCGTCTCCCGAAAATCCGATGCCTGCAACCAAAACAGAAAAAGGCATTATTTTGGATTGGTACTCATTTGCCAAAATTTGTGCTTCGCTCAAGGCAACAAAAACATCTTCATTCAACCCATCTACCACAACATTGCTTTGGGTATTGCCTGCCGTAAGTCCGACAAGACTAATTTCACCTTTTGCAGTTTCAACCATTGTCCGAACAGCGTTAGCCGTTCCGATTACAGATGCACTCATTAGGGTGTTGTCCGTTACTATCAGCCACAGTTTGGCGCCGTTTCCGGCTTCTTTGTAAAATTCATTTACCTGTTTGTAGGCAATGGCGTTGTCATCTTCTGTTATGCCTATGTTTTCAGCATCGGAAAGAGAATAAACCACATACGGTTTATTCAATTCCAACTTGCCTATCACGGCTTCACCATCCAAGACAATTCCCATAATACCATCATTGGTAAAAGATACCAAGCCCAAGCCCGAACGGTTTACTGTTATATTTACGTTTGGTAATGCCATCTTTATTGTTTTTTAAAGGTTTGGATTTCTTTTTCTACTTTCTTTTTTGCAGCCTCTGCATATTCAAGTTTGGTAAACCAATATTTGCCAACTTTGAAAATCGTGTCCACTTCATGCAGAAGCATCAATTCTTTTGCTTTGTTTTTATCATTTGGATTTACCTTTGCCGCTTTTTCCTTTGCATCCGCTTCCGCTTTTTCCTTTGCTTCCTGTTCCGCTTTTGCTTTTGTGTCCGCTTCTACTTTTTTAGCAACTTCTTTTGCTTCTTTTTCGGCTGCTATTTGCTCCTGTGTTTTCGTTGTATTTGCCATTTTTTATTTCGTTTTAAATTTGAATTTAATACTTTCTATTTTACCTGTTTTTTGTGGATGGTCGCTGTGGAATAATGTGGTTTGAAAATTTGTTCTGTAACAAACATACCTTTCTCCATACCCTGCAACCGCATCCGATATTCGATTTAACGGACTAAAATTTTTACCCGAATAACCTTGCATACATTCGTATAATTGGTCAAGGTTATCCAGCAATTGGATTGTTTCCTCTTCCTGTTCCGCTCCATCGAAAGAATCCGTAACGTGGTCTATATACAGGTACAAACTGATGGCACTATCCCCCAATTGCCCGCCTGTGGCTTCAGACCATTGTACAGGTTTAAACTCCACCAAACAGGCAGGTAATGGAATGGGATAATTTTGCGGTTTGCTTGTGAATTGTCCTTTTTGCAAATCTACATATTGCAATTCGGACATTTTCTCCAGCAACCTGTCTCTTATCTGTTTGTAAACTTCGCTACGGATTTTCATTGTGTTTTTATTTCGCCATGTATATTAACCCTGAATAACGCTGTGCATCCATTTGGAAATCGGCTTTAAACCTGTGCTGAAATCCAAATTCATACGCACGACCAGCGGTATTTGTGGACTTATCCTGATAGAACATTTCCATACTACCGCCCGCTCTGAACACTTGATTTTTGCAGAAAAGCAACGCCGCAGGAACTATGTCATTGGTAATGTCTATGGCAGTACCCTGTGGGGCTTTTTCTGCACCGTCAATATCCCACATTATTCCTAACTTATTGCCAAGCGACTTGTGGATGCGTATTCCATAGTATTCTACCACCGAAGGAGAAATTTTTCCGTTCATTTGCATACGCTCCAACTGCCCTTTGAGAATGTCGTTGTTATTGACCAAATCCCACCACATATCCGATGTCAATACAAGATTTCTACCATCGGGAAACTCTGAATTGTCGCAGGCACGGGCTAAGGTTACAATATCTTCAAGCCTTAGCATTTTAATACCATTCCGCACGGCTCCAGTTGACGGAATAACAATCTTTTTATTCCCTTCCGTTTCCGGTGCAAAGGCATAGGCGGCATCTGCAATTTCCTGTTTGATAATCGCATTGGCAGATTTCCGCGTGTAATACTGTACCTTTTCAAAAGGAAGAGCATGTAAATAGATATTCCGTATTTTGTAGTTTTGAGAGTCGTATACATCCAACTCCGACTTAAATACAGTTTCTACTGGCTCTACATTGTCCACATCGGTAATTCTGTTTTTGTACACCGCCGGGTCGGCTCCCGCTTCGGGAAATACCAACGTCTGTCCATCTTCAACAAAAGAACTTAAATCTTCAGCCTCGTTCAACCACGTACCAATCTGTTCGTATTCCTCTTTTAAAGAGGTGAGAAACACAATTTTTTGCGTAGGTAAAGTAACCGGCAGAGCCGCTAATATCAGTCCACCAGAACCCGCAACATAACAGGACATATTTACATGTCCGCAACACACCATTTCCGCTGTTGCCGAAATTACAACAGCCATCAACATTAATAATCCAAAAATTCGCTTCATTTTTTATTTATTTTAAATTTTTTACTACTTTACTTCACCAATTTTCAACCCTTTTGCCTCTGCCTGTTCGGCGAAATCGGCTTCCAATTTTTTGTACTTTTCAGGCTCTTTTTCCTGCATCAAAGCCAATGCTTTGGGGTCTTTTCTGAAATAATCATAATAAGTCCACGCATCACGCTCATTAACTCCTCCTGATTTTCCCTGTTCGGCATTTTGGGTAAGTTTTTTTACTTCTTCTGCAAGTTTTTTTCCTTCATCGCCTTTGTCCTCTTTTTCTTCTTTGCCATCTTCCTTTACGGGAGTTCTTGCATCCAGCATTTTTTCGACCGTATCGTAATCCGACAAAGCAAGTTTTTCGAGAGACTCAACTTCTCCATCCTGAACCACACCGCGTTGATGGTGTAGTTTTACCAAATTTTTTGCGTTTTTTTGACGCTCTACATCCAATTGTTGTTGCAAGGCTTTTGTATCAACAGCGCCTTCTTCCTTTTTTTCTTCTGACTTGTCCATTTTTGACTTGTTTTTATTTACAACTACATTTAATTTATAATCTCCGCCGTCAGGCGTACAAAGTTTCACTGCATTTTTTTGACCGGGAACGGTAACCAAACTAATTTCCAACAATTCACTTTTGGTAACAGTTGCGTATTTTTGCCCTTGTACCAACATTGTCGGCTCCTCGTTTTCTTCTAATGGATAAATATGAAGGCTAACGGCACTCATAAATCCGTCTTTGTATTTCCAATACAGTTTTACCGCCTCGTCATCGTTTTTGTCGAACTCCAATGTGCCTAAAAATTGTTCGTTTGCCACCCGCAAGTTTTTCCATTTTCCAACAGAAACACTCCATATATTATGTTGAACAACACAAACAGGATTTTTTAGAAAACCTGTCATGTCAATACCCTCAACAAGCAGTCTCCATCCTTTGCGGTTTAATGTGTTATCGCAAATAATGAAATCTATTTCTAATACTTCGGGTAAATCCCTTTCCTTTTTTTCTTTCGACATCTTTGTCTGTTTTTTTGAATTGTTGCAAAAATAACAGATTAAATAATCTCTTTTTAAAACTATACCCATTATGGGTATAAGTGGGTACATTTTGGGTACAAAAAAAAAATTAGATGTATAAATAAATTACTTTTGCAGTAAATAAAAAAAAATGGGAAGATGTTCAAAGGAAAAATCGGATAAAAAAAGGCAACAGGCAAAAGACATGTATGTAAAGATGTTTGGTTTGGAAACAATCTCAGACATATTAGACGTGTCAATTACCACCATGAAACGCTGGGCAAAGGAAGAAGATTTTGAACAGGCAAGAAAATCAAGTTTTATATCCTTGCACGAAATTCGGAATACGATTTTAGAAAGTTTTGCCGACCTCAGAGATGGGAAAAAACCAAAAATCAAACCCGATGAAGCCGCCAAGTATGCCAGCGCCTTTGAAAAATTATCCGACAAAAAGAAAATGTTGTCTTATATGTACAGCGATTTTGAACTTCTGTCGGACGAACTGATACAGGATGTGCAAACAGGAAAAACAAAAAAAGAAAAAGAATTTGCTTTGCAGGTATTGAAAATTGTCCGATTAAAAACGGACAGCATTTTAACAAGGGTAACCGCTGAGGCTTTAAATGATAATTAAATGGTATTTTAATATGATTTCAACGTATATACAAAACCTTAAAAATGAATGTCGGCAATTGGTTTTAACCGTAAAAAAAATAAGGAAATTAATTGCGTTCCGCTACATCAAACGCAAGGCACGCCGATTGCATAAAAAATACAACTGCCAAGTTTTTGTGGTAAAATATGGCAAAAAAATACGCATCATAAGCAAATACCAATTCAAACAGATGAGGCAAAAAAAGATGTTTCCAAAAAGTTTTACCGCCTCCGAATTAAAATCTATTTCCCTGTATTACACTCCCAAACAGTATGACAAAAAAAGAATACAAAGAACTACTCGAAAGGTATAAACTGCGTACCCGTGAAATAAACCAATCCACCATTGAAAGCATAGTCGAAGAAAGTCCGCAGGTTCAAAAAGCACGTATAAAACATTTGCTTAAACCTGAAAATTATGGACAATTTTTTAACTATTACTTTGGAAGTGAAACACCCATTCCGCTTGCGGAAAGCGATTGTGCTTGGTTTCATAATGCCGTTTATAAAGATTTGTATTACAAAAAATTCATTACGCTTTTTAATTTGATTTTCAGAGGCGGTGCAAAATCCACACACGCAAATTTAGGCTATCCTTTTGCTTTGAAAGAAAGCGGTTTGGCTAAATTTTTTCTCATTATAGGAGCAAACGAAAGTCTTGCGACCATGCTTTTACAAGATTTACAAGTGCAGTTTGAGGCAAACAACCGAATCATAAAAGACTTCGGTATGCAGAAAAGTTACGGGAGTTGGGCAGATGGTCAGTTTGAAACAACAGACCGCTGTACATTTATGGCATTGGGTATTGACCAACCTTTTCGTGGACTTCGGGCAAACGGTGTCCGCTTGGAATACGTATCTATTGATGACATCGAAGATAAAAAAAGGTCGCTCAATCCACGCCTCGTTAACGAATATGTAAATAAAATTACAGGCGATGTGCAAGGGGCTTTTTCTATCCATAGCGAACGTTCCATTGTGAACAACAATTATTTTACCGAAAATGGATTTATTGAAAAATTGGCAAAAAAGAAAGGCATCGACATCAAAAAAATAGATACAAAAAAACACAATGTGATTAAAAACGAGTTTACTTCGGTATATCTTATCAATCTTACGGATAAATATTACGACCAAATAAATGCCGAAAATACAGACCAATGGCAGCCGTCATGGAAAGAGCGTTATTCTCACATTGATTGTCTGCGGAAGAAAAAACAGTACGAACACGACAAAGAAACTCTAAGCGGTGAATTTTACAACACCCCCATCAACGCAGGCAAAAGGATAAAGGAAGGTATGATTAAAATGGTAGAACCGTTTCCTTTGAAAGATTATGACCTTATTGCAGAAAATTGGGACTTAGCCTATTCCAGCGAAGCCTGCCACAAAGCAAAGGCAACCGCAGGAATAAAAAATATGCAAATAATAGTAACAGACGTATTTTGCCGACAAACAGACATCAGCGTTGCTCTTGAATATCACTACAAAAAGGCAAAGGAAGTATTGAAACAAAACAGTGCCTTGATGTCGTTTTACGATGCAAGCGTTGCACAGGAAGCCGTTTACGAACCGCAATGGCGACAGGCAGCCTTACAATATAAATGTTTTCAAATCCCGCAACCGCAACGCAGTTCGGTGGACAAATACATAAAAATAGACACCGTCCTTGTCAATATGTTATTGTCAGGGGTATTGGTTTTTAGTAAGGAGTTGGAACACAACCCCGACTGGGCAGAGGCAAA